TAGACCAAAAACAAAGAGACGAGTTCAGTTCCTTTTTCGGAGAAAGAGACTTGGAGAAGCAAAATTTATAAATAAGAACGAAGATTGATTTAATAATCTAACCGTATTAGGAGAATTCATAAATGGCATTTCAAGTAAGTCCTGGAGTTAACGTAACAGAAGTTTCACTGGTTACTTCTGTACCCCAAAACGCGACCTCCACTGGAGCTATCGCTGGCCAATTTTCCTGGGGACCAGTTGGAAAAATAACACTGGTTTCCAATGAAACACAGCTTGTTGAAAAGTATGGTCGCCCCACAGCTAATAACTACGAAACGTTCTTCTCTGCGGCAAACTTTCTAGCTTATGCAAATAGAATGTATGTCTCAAGAGCCGCCAAAACATCAGGTGTGTCAACTGACGTTGAAAGTGCGTTACTTGGCAACACAACAGTCATAGCATACTCTAATACGGCTAATATTGCTGTTGGTCAAGTTGTTTTTGGTATTGGTATTGCTGATGGAACTCTCGTCACCGCAGTAAACAATTCTACTATTTCTAACAATTTCTTAGCAAATTCTTCAGGAGTTGCTGCCAATGGAACAATTACTATTTCTGGGGGACATCCTTTTGCTGATGGTGAAAGAGTCAAATATCTGGTAGCAGCAGGCAATACCGCTATTTCTGGACTTTCTAACAACGGCACATATTTCGTAAGAAATTCTAATTCCACCACTCTTTCGCTATCATCTACGATTAATGGTGCTGTTATCACTCTTACCGCGGGAACAAATGAATCAGGCCACAGTTTAACAAGATCAACTGATACCAGAGTAACCATTTCTTCTAGCGCAACATTAGGCACGTCATCTGTTCCATTTCTTGTTTCTACGACTTCTGTTACCGCCGCTTCTGAATTAAACTACAGCGATTCTGCTGTTTCATATAACGCTTTTGCTAACACAAGCCCCCAAACAAACAGAACACAGGCTGTTGTTAAAAACGCAGACCATTATGATACGCTTACTTTCCCATCAAATATAAAATGGATTGCAAAATATCCCGGAGAACTTGGAAATTCTCTAAAAGTTTCGGTTGTAGACACAGCAGATCAATATAGCTCAGTTATCAATCCATATGCTATTGTTGCAGATGGAGTAACGACCAACTCAACAGCAGGCGTTGTTCCAGGACCATCTGGAATTACAATAAATGTTGGCGCGTCAACAGCTAATGTTTTTGTGACCAACTCTGTTTCTGTACCAAACGCATCTAATGTGGCCGCTGCTATTAAAAATAAACTGGTTGTTGGTGATTACATCGAGGTCGGAAATACCTCAATCAACAAACAAAAACTGCAAATCAAATCCCTTGGTTCTGTTTCAACAACAGGTGGAGGAGTTTCCACCTTTACAATAACCTTTGAGTCTCCATATAAACTATCAACATCATTTTCTGGCAACACAGTTTCTCGTTATTGGGAATACTCGAATGTTGTCGGCAAAGCCCCTGGAACATCTAAATCTGTTTCAGACGTTGGGTCTTCAGCGGTGGATCAGGTTTCTGTGGTAGTTGTTGATGAAGATGGCAAGATTTCTGGAACTCCAGGAACAGTTCTAGAGTCTTTCGTTAATCTTTCCAGAGCGACTGATGCAAAAAATCAGGATGGAACAGTAGCTTATTATAAAGACGCTATTAATTCTCTATCGAAATATGTTTGGTTTGCGGGTGATCGTACTGGCGCAGTTTCCAACACAGCGGTAAATGTAGCTTCTTCAACAGAAACAACACCATTTACTGCCTCAATGATTGGTGGTCGCGACGGTTCTTCCGAATCTACTGCAGCTATGGCTGATCTAGCTACAGCTTGGGATCTATTTGCTGATACTTCTTCAGTTGACGTAGCCCTTTTGGTTGCTGGTCGTCCAACTGGAGTAAACGGAGTTCAGGCGGCAAATTATATCATCGATAACGTTGCTGATGTCAGAAAAGATTGTGTTGTGTTCGTTTCTCCCGAAAAGAGTGACGTTGTGAACGCTCCAGGATCTGAAACTGACAATGTTGTTGCGTTTAGAAACGCTCTAACAAACTCTTCTTATGCTGTTCTTGACTCTGGATACAAGTATCAATATGACAAATACAATGATGTGTATCGTTGGGTTCCTCTCAACGGAGATATCGCTGGTCTAGCGGCAAGAACCGATCAGGTAAGAGATCCATGGTTCTCTCCTGCTGGATTTAATCGCGGAGCTATCAAGAACGTTGTCAAGCTTGCATGGAATCCAACTAAAGCCCAGCGTGACGTTCTCTACTCAGCTGACATTAACCCAGTTGTAACTTTCCCAGGTCAGGGTACAGTTCTTTTCGGAGATAAAACTCTTCTTTCACAGGGAAGTGCTTTCGATTATATTAACGTCAGAAGGCTCTTTATTATCCTCGAAAAGACAATCGCCACAGCAGCCAATCAGCTTCTGTTCGAATTCAATGATGACTTTACACGTCTGCAGTTTAAGAACATTGTAGAACCTTTCCTCCGGGAAGTTGCTGGAAGAAGAGGTATTACTGATTTCCTAGTTGTTTGCGACGAAACAAACAACCCTGCTGAAATTGTTGACGCTGCTAAATTTGTTGGAGACATTTATATTAAACCAGCAAGATCGATTAATTTCATCCAGTTGAATTTCGTTGGTGTTGGATCTTCGGTTGAGTTCTCTGAAATCGTTGGCCAATTCTAATAAATAAGACAACAGGAGATTAAGCGCATGACTTTTAATATCAACGATATGAAAAACGAGCTGAAGTTTGGTGGAGCAAGACCAAATCTTTTTAGCGTTCAAATCGAATTTCCAAGAAATATTGGTATTCCTTCTGACGCAGAAAGAGACACCACATTTAAAGTGCAATCAGCACAAATTCCTCCAGCAACACTTGGAATAATCCAGGTACCTTATTTTGGACGTTTCATGAAACTTGCTGGAGACAGAACGTATCCAGGTTGGCAGGTTAACGTTATCAATGACGAAGACTTTAAAATTCGTCATGCTATGGAACTATGGTCCAATGCAATAAACGAGCTTGCTGGTAATAAAAGAAAAACCCAGGTGTCACGAAACGACTATAAGAAAACAGCAACCGTAACACAATATGGAAAAACTGGTTCTCCAATTAGAACATATAAATTTGAGGGTATCTTCCCTGTACAGGTTGGTGATATTGCTCTAGACTGGGCCAACGTAGACCAGATTGAAGTTTTCCCAGTTCTATTCGAGTATGACTTCTGGAAAGTTGAGAGCGGAACTCCTTATGGTGGAATAAACAGAGGAACAATCGGAGAGTAACTTCTTTGACTGCATCAAATATATATTGGAGTTTTTGACATGGACCTGAACTTTTTTGGATTCCGCATAACTAGAGAAGAAAAGCCCGTCGTCTCTTTCGCGCCAGAGATTAGAGACGACGGAGCTATCATCACAACTGCAACAGGCGGTGCACAAGGTTTTTATATTGACCTTGATGGAAGCGTAAGAAACGAAGCCGAAGCTGTTGCCAAATATAGAGAAATGGCACTAAATCCAGAAATTGATATTGCTATTGATGATATAGTCAACGAAGCTATTTGTTTGGAAGACGGTCTAGACACTGTTAAGTTAAATCTGGATAAACTAGAGCAGCCACCAAAAATCAAAGAACTTATACTGCAAGAATTTCAAACAGTAATGAAAGTCTTAGATTTTAAAAATAAAGGCTATGATATTTTCCGCAACTGGTATGTTGATGGGCGTTTGTACTACCATGTTATTATTGACAACAAGAATCCAGCTTTAGGAATTCAGCAACTACGTTATGTTGATCCAAGAAAGATTAGAAAAGTTAGACAAGTCAAAAATGACAGAATACAAACAATTCCTATAGCACAAACGGTTGACGAATACTACGTCTACAATCCTAGAGGCTTTGGTAAAATTCCAGCTTCTCCAGCTACAGCACCTGTTGATCATGCAGTAACTGGTATTAAGATCACAAAAGATTCAATCGCCCATATCACAAGCGGTCTGACTAATACGACTGGAGATCTTGTGATTGGTTATCTTCACAAAGCCATCAAACCATTAAACCAATTAAAGGCTATGGAAGACAGCCTTGTCATCTATCGTATCTCTCGCGCTCCCGAGCGCAGGATATTCTATATCGACGTTGGCAATCTTCCCAAGATGAAAGCCGAACAATATCTAAAAGATATTATGACCAAGTTTAAGAACAAGGTCACATATGATGCCTCGACTGGCGAAGTTCGAGACGAAAGAAAATATATGACAATGCTTGAAGATTTCTGGCTTCCTAGAAGAGAGGGCGGAAGAGGAACAGAAATCACAACACTTCCAGGCGGTCAAAACCTCGGTCAAATCGAAGACATTCAATATTTCCAAAATAACCTATTCAAAGCTTTGAACGTTCCAGTTTCTAGACTTGATCCTTCTGCAGTGTATTCTCTGGGAAGGGCTACTGAAATCTCAAGAGATGAAATTAAGTTTACCAAATTCATCAAAAGAATGAGAGCTAAATTCTCTGAATTATTCAACGTTCTTCTCGAAAAACAACTGATTCTTCGCGGTATTATGAATGACCAAGAATGGGAAATTTTCAAACCATATTTCGAATACATTTTCTTGGACGACAGCCACATGGCAGAAATGAAAGACATTGAGGTTATGAACACCAGAATGAATCTGTTGATGGACATGGATCCATTTATCGGCAAATATTTCTCTCATGAATATGTGAGGAAGAATATCTTAAAACAAACTGAAGAAGAAATAGAACAAGAAAACGAATTGATTGCACAAGAGATGCAAAATCCTATTCTCAACCCACAATTGTTAGAACAAGAACCGCAGCAAGCACCACCAACAAAAACAAAAGTTCCGAGAAATAAAAAAGCTTGATTATATAAATAGAAAGAATTTTAGGAGATAACAAATGTACGGTACACGTAAAAAAAGTAAAGGTAAATCTTCTTGTGCAGAAGATACAAGAGAACTTCTTAAACTTGCTCTTGAAGAAAAACCAAACGCTTTCCGAGAAGTATTTGACGAAATCATGCTCGCCAAGATCGTAGATATCTCTGACGAGATGAAAGACGAGATCGCCCAGTCAATGTTCGGCGAAAGCCATGATCAGGATCGGACTGATGAAGCTTTAAACCACTGGGATGAACATGTTGCACCAAAACTGCATAAAGGCGGAAACATAAATCCACAATTTACAAAAGCAGTTGACAGACACGTAAAATTATATGGACCTCATCAAGTTTGGAACCACCACGGTCATGATGGCTGGGAAAATTCAGGATATCCCGATTGGTTTGACGCCGAAAAAAAAGAATGCAAACCATTAAAACGAGCTTGGGTGCCAATTGATGAACAATTAGAACTACGTTGGGTGCCAATTGATGAAGAACGCGAGCATACGCTTAAAAAAGAATCTTTCGAACCAGAAGAAGATGAAGTCGATGAAGACGAGGATTTCGATATCTCCGACGAAGATCTTGAAGATCTAGATCTCGACGATGAAGATTTTGAAGATGAAGAAATTTCAGAAATGAAAAAACACGAAAACGAAAAGGGCGACGAAAAGCACCCAAGAAAATATTCTAAAAAAGGCAAATCCTAATGTCTAAGAACCTCAGACAACTCAGAGAAAAAGCTTCGGCCAAAGGCGGAAAGGTCAAATTAGAGCCTCTTCAGCCACCAAAAGACAATACTGTCGCAACACAGCATTTCTACAAAAAACATGTTGCTGTTCATCATCCTGATCCAGCTGGTAATGGAGATGATGTTTATAAAGCATCAAACATTACTCCAGTAAAACGTTCTCCTGAGCATGGTTATGATCCTGGAAAAGACGAGGAAATTTATGAAAGTGCGTATAAAAGAATACATACTAAAAGACAAGAACGTCAACGTTTAATCAAAGGAAGAAAAGAACGCGCACGTTTAACCAAAGCTGTTAGAATCAATAATATTCAAGATATAATTGACGGCTTAGAAGACGATCATAGATCTTCGCGCAAAGCCTTTGGAAAAACCATGAGAGATAAATACAACAAATATCTCACTCAGAGTTTTGAGTATGATTACGTAACAGAATCTGCCCCTCCCGGAAAAGACGCCGAAAATTGGATTAGATCCAACAAATCTCGTTTTATCAAAGAATATGGCGAAGAAAAGGGTTTGAGAGTTTTATATGCAAGAGCTTGGAAATTATTTGGTGAGTCCCTTGTTTCTGAAGCTAAAAGACCATTATTGGCTTCCACTCAAGAACAACGAGCTGCTAGAATGGCTGCCAGAGCTGCTAAAGAAGCAGAAAAAGCAAAAACAAGAGAAATCCTTGCACAAGAAACAGACGCGATGAAAGTTATGGCAAATAAAAGTTTTGAAAGAGGAAAAGTTGTTCCATCAGACCCCGTTTCAGTAATAAACAGAACAACTCAACCTGGAGCTCCAAACTTATCATCAAGCGATACACTAAAGCGTTGGATGGGTTATTGGAAAAACCATTTTGGAATGGAAAATCCAAGGGTTCATAAAAATCATTTTGAATACGCAATCACAAGCCTCTACAACACTCTAAACGAAGAGAACAGAGAAGTTATGTTAAAACTGATGGAAAGCGAAGAAGGCGTTGTAAGTCTTGTTGAATTCGCAATTGAAAAGGGAATCGACTAATGCCATATAGGATTATGAATAATAAGAAAAATGGTTCTGTGGCAATTCACATGAATGCAAATTCTGGCAATATTGTTATTGCTGGAAATAACTCTGTTTCAAACATCGCTCTTCCCGGAGAAAACATCGTAACAGCTGTCATCAACCAGCTTTGGGCTGGTTCGCCATCTGGAGCAAACTCATATTGGGAAATCAAGCGCGGAGCCAATGTGGTTCTTGTTGTTGATTCTTCTTGCTGGCTAGATTTTTCTGGTAATGGAAGACAGCTTACCCTAGATGGTTCTGCAGATCTAACTGCAAATCTCATTGGTTCTACAGCAGGAACTCTAATATTAGATTTGCAAAAGCTAGGAACAGGTGGAGCTCCCCCACTTGGTGCTAATAGCGATTATGTAGTACCAGGACAATAAGGAGGATCTAAATGAAACTTATTTCTGAGCAAATTGAAGACGTAAAGATTATCACAGAAGCTGCCGAAAACGGTAAAAAGAACTTCTATATCGAAGGTATCTTTATGATGGGCGAGGTTCAAAATCGTAACGGAAGATTTTATCCCGCCGCAGTGTTAGAATCAGCTGTTGACAAATATACAAAATCTCACATTACAGAAAAGAGAGCATTCGGAGAACTCGGTCATCCAGATGGTCCATCAATCAATCTTGATAGAGTTTCTCATCTGATCGAAAAACTTGAAAGAGACGGAAACAATTATATCGGAAGAGCAAAAATTCTCTCAACGCCTATGGGTAACATTGCTTGTGGTATCATGGAAGCTGGTGGTAAACTCGGCGTTTCGACTCGTGGTCTCGGCACACTCGAAGAAACAAACAAAGGATACAAACTGGTCAAAGATGACTTTTTCCTTTCAACAGCTGCTGATATTGTAGCTGATCCTTCTGCTCCTGATGCCTTTGTTAACGGCATTATGGAAGGTGTAGATTGGCTTTGGGAAAATAATCTTCTTGTTGCGCGCAAAGCTGAGAGACAAATCGAACAAGCTGTAACATCAAGAGAACTGGACGATGACAAAAAACTTGAGATTTTTGAAAGATTTCTTAATGGTGTTGCAAAAAGAATATAAAACACAAAAAATTATAAATACAATATAGCTCAAACGGAGTTTAAAATAATGACTAAGAAAAGGTTAAACGAAGAAGAATCAGTAGCAGCTGCTACTCTCAAACCCAATCCTTCTCGTCCAGAAATGCTCTCAACTCTTACGCAGATGTTAGCACAACTCGGACAAGAAGATCTCTCTCATTTCTTCAATGATGCAATGGCACAAATTGGCCATGAAGCAGATAACATTCCTCCTGGTGCCGCAGCCAAAAATGCAGCATCTATCATGGCAAAAACTGGTGGGGCCATGGCCACAAAAGAAGATATCGCTCAGATCTTTGGCAATGACAAAACATTAACCGAAGAATTCACTGAAAGAGCTACAGACGTTTTCAATGCTCTAGTGGAAGCCAAAACTATCACAATTCGTGCTGAGCTTGAAGAACAGTATGAACAAAAACTAGCAGAAGAAGCAGAAGAAACTGTTTCTCAGATTACAGAAGTTCTAGACCAATATCTTAATTATGTTGCTTCTGAGTGGGTCAAAGAAAATAAACTTGAACTAGAATCATCACTCAAGAATGAAATCGCAGAATCTCTGATGCAGGGAATTTATAATGTTTTCGTTGAAAACAACTTAAACGTTCCTGAATCGAAGGTTGATGTGGTTGAAGCTCTGGTGAACAGAGTTGAAACTCTAGAATCAACTCTTGAAGAAGAAACCAAAGCTAATATTGAACTTAACAATCAACTCCAGGAAAAAGTCAAAAATGAAATTTTTGCTGAAGTTGCTGAAGGAATGACATCAACGGCTGCTGAAAAACTCAAAATGGTTGCAGAAAGTGTTGATTTCGTAGATGAGAATACTTTCCGGAAAAAACTCAATATCCTGAAAGAGTCTAACTTTGAAAAAAAGACATCAACAAAACCACAAGCACTTGTTGAAGAACAACTACTGAATGATGAAGAAGAACAAGTTGAAAATCCAATTATGAACCGCTATGTTCAAGCAATTAGCAAAACACTCGTAAAAGATTAAGTTATATAAATAATCAAGATTCCACTAAGGAGTAAATGAAAAATGTCTAAACAGGAACTATACAAGAAGTGGCAGGCGGTTCTAGAGCACAAGGAGCTCTCAGAGATCAGCGGCCAAAAGAAGTTCGTCACAGCCCACGCTCTCGAGAATACTGAAAGAGCTCTCAGAGAGTCGGGTCAATTTGGTGGCCAGCAACTCCTTGGAGAAGCCACCCCAACAAACGCAACAGGCTCCAGCATCGACAACTTCGACCCAGTTCTAATCTCACTGGTTCGTCGTTCTATGCCAAACCTCATCGCTTATGACGTTTGCGGCGTTCAGCCAATGACAGGACCAACTGGTCTTATCTTTGCAATGCGCAGCCGTTATGCCAACCAGGAAGGCACAGAAGCTTTCTATAACGAACCAGATGCTTCGTTCGCCTCACGTGGTGGAGCCAACGCAGCAGTTGCCGCAGTTGGTGCTTCTGCCGCGACAGACTTCGGCGCTAACACTGTTGGCACTTTCCCTGGCGCTTCTAACAACGCAGGTAACTCTACCTACAACACAACAATGGGTCTGATCCTCGGCACAGCTGAAGGTCTCGGATCTAACTCAACTGCCGTCTTCCCAGAGATGGCATTCAGCATCGAGAAAGTGACGGTCTCCGCTAAGACACGTGCTCTCAAAGCTGAATACTCGCTCGAACTCGCCCAGGACCTCAAGGCAATTCACGGTCTTGATGCCGAGCAGGAACTCTCAAACATCCTCTCTTCCGAGATTCTTGCCGAAATCAACCGCGAAGTTATTCGCTCCATTATCATCACTGCTAAGCAGGGTGCAACTGAAGGGACAACAACTTCTGGTATCTTCGACCTCGACACCGACTCTAATGGTCGCTGGATGGTTGAGAAGTTTAAGGGCCTTATGTTCCAAATCGAACGTGAAGCTAACAAGATCGCCAAAGACACACGTAGGGGTAAAGGCAACATGGTGCTCTGCTCCTCTGATGTTGCTTCCGCTCTTGCCTCTGCTGGCATCCTAGACTACACACCTGCACTAGCTGGTAACAACCTCCAGGTTGATGACACTGGTTATACTTTCGCTGGTGTTCTCAATGGTCGCACAAAGGTCTTCATTGATCCATATGCTGGTGCTAACTTCATGGTTGCTGGTTTCAAAGGTGCTAACGCCTTTGACGCTGGTCTCTTCTATTGCCCATACGTCCCACTCCAGATGGTCCGTGCAAACGACCCAAGCACCTTCCAGCCCAAGATCGGCTTTAAGACACGCTACGGCATGGCACCAAACCCCTTCGCTAAGGGAACAACAGCTGCTAACGCAACTGCTGCGCTCGAGCAGGACTCTAACGTTTACTATCGTCGGGTCATCGTCAATAACCTGATGTAAAATATATACTTTCTATTTGTATAAATAATGGCGAGGCTTCGGTCTCGCCATTATCATTTTAGAGAATAAAAACGCCTAAATATTATTGACATTTCACTTGACTAAATTTAACACGCTAGTATAATCAGTAATGTCTGTTTCTATAGATTGGATCAATTATGGCTGATATTGCTAATCCAAATTTTCTTAGTCAATTTGGTTATAAGGCGATAATTTCTAGAATTCCTCATCTAGAATATTTTCAACAATCATTAGAAATTCCTGGTCTTAATCTTGGCACTGCTAGTATTCCAACCCCATTTACCAGAATTCCTTTTCCTGGAAATATTACATACCAGCCTTTAACATTAAGATTTAAAGTTGATGAAAATTTAGAAAATTGGAAAGCTTTATTTGATTGGATGCTAGCTTTGGGTAACGCAAAAGATTTCCAAGGCTATAGAAATCTTGCAAATGTTGAAAATGGTTCTAAATTTACCTTGACTTCTGATATTACTATTAGTATACTTAAAAGTAGTATGAACCCAAACAAGAAATTTGTCTTTA